GTAGAACTTCACGAAGCCCGGCGTGGTGATCTCGTCGCGGGTGATGCGCATGCCCACGCGATCGCAGATCAGGTAGCCTTCCTTGAAGTCGCCGAAGGCCAGCGGGAACGCGTTTGCCGCCAGCTGCGGCATGTCTTCTGCTTCGGTGATGCCGTAGCCCAGGAACGTTGCTGGCTGTCCGGCGGTAAGCGCCGGCTGCCACAGGTAGCGGCCGTCGCCGTCCTTGTACTTACGGAGCGCCGCCAGAATCAACTTGCTGGTCAGCCATTGGGCGTTGTTGCGGTAGCGGGCGCGCAGCGCATAGACCATGTCCAGGAAAATTTCCGGATTGGTCGGCATCGTTGCGGCTTGGCCCGAGGCGAAATACTGCAGCGTGCCGAATGCACGGGTTGCGTCGCCAGTGGTGACCGGCGCCGGTCCGCCCAGGATACCTGTCGGCTTCTTCGCGCCGTTGCCGGTGATGAAAGCAGCGCCTTCGCCAACCGCCATCGATTCCGACGCCGAACCCGTCAGCCAGTCTTCAACATTGAAGAACAGGTCATCCAGCGATTCTTCGGAGGCTTGCGGCTTGGCGGATGCCATGCCGAAAGTCGGTGCAACTTCCACCAGATCTGGCGTGTTCGTCTGGTTGCGGGTGTCGCCCTCGCCCACCCATTCGAAGCCGGCGCCGCCGATGTCGAAAAGTTCCTTGTAGTCGGTGCTCCCGACCGAACGCACGGTGGCGATCTGGCGAATCGGTGAGATGTCGGCCGAGAGGCGCGCGATCGTGCGCTCGATGACTTCCGGCAGCGCGTAGCCGCCACCGGCGTTGCTGCCGACGGTCGCTTGGGTTGCGCGCTGTTCGCGGCCGCCGGCGTTGTTCTTCGCCTCCAGCGCCTGGAAAGTCTGCTGCATGCGCTGCTCGCGTTGGAAATCGCGCGGCGAGCGAATCCAGTCGTACAGCGCTTCCTTGTACTCGGCCTCCTCCTGGCTGCCGCGCTGCTCGCGATCGCCGCCAGCGAAAGCGCCCGGGCGAGCCAGCTTGGTTTCCATCTGCTCGAGGCGGGTTTTCTGTTCCGACATCGACGAAATGGCCTCGTCCATGCGCGCCAGCTTGGCGTCCAGGTCGGCGGTCGGCTTGCCGGTCTTGATGGCTTCGATGCGCTGGTCGTTGGTCTGCTTGTATTCGGTGAAGGCGGTATTGATCTTGTCGATCGCATCGGCGACCGAGCGCAGGGTCGGCTCGTCGCGCTTTTCGTAGACGACCGAATCGGCCTTGGCCTGGAATGCAGCGAAGTGGGCTGCCATCGTGACAGCCATCAGCGTGGCAATATTGCGGGTTTTGTTCATGGTTTCTTTCAGGAAGTAATGGATTGGAGCAGCCGGTCAGCTGCCTTGAGCGCCGCAGCACCTGCCTCATGAGCGTCCCGCTCATCCAAAGCGATGCGTTTGACCTCGGCGATCAGCGCCTTGGCCGCGTCAGCCGAGAAGCCTGCATCCCGCAGGGACTGCTCGGCCTGACGGATGGTTTTGATGCTAGCGACATCGGCCGCCTTGACGCCGGTGATGCGCGCCGCTTCGTTCGACGGGAAGGTCACCAGGGAGACTTCCCACAGCTCGACCTCGGTGAGCGTGCGGACTTCCATCTCACGGTCGTACGCCCACTTCTTCGACACGAAGCCGATCGACAGGCCATTCAGCGCGCCCATCTTCAACAGCGCATATGCCTCCGCGCCCTTGACCGTATCGAGCGCCAGGCGGCCCTTGATGCGCAGCCCTTTGGAGTCCTCGACCATTTCCAGCCAGACGCCAATCGGAACCGATGCGTCGTGCTGCCAGAGCATGGCCGGCATGGTGCCTTCGGCCTTATGCGCCTTCAGCGATTCGGCGTACGCGCCCGGGGCAATGACGTCGTCGTAGGAGTCGCGTACGCCGAACACCGAGCCATAGCCCTCGATTGTGCCGTCTTCGCCGACCGCCTTCAGTTGCAGCACGTAGCTACGCACCTCGCGGCCGCCGACGCTGTGCTTGCGCTCCAAGGCTGGCGGCTGCGGTCGAGCCGGCGCGCGCGACAGCGGCTGCTCGAGCTTGCGAGGCAATGCGCGCTCCAGCTCACGGACCAGCGGGCGCTGTGGTGGTTTCTTCATCGTTCGTTCCTTGTTTGCCGCCCTGAGTCATATTCATCGGGGTCAGCGGTTCGTCGAGGCCGGGCAGCGGGTCTTTGCCCTCCTCGTCTCGGATCTCATTTCGGGTGTAGATGCCCATCTCGGCCATCGTGCGCGCCCACTGCGAACGGTCTTTCATCGAGCCGGCCATCAGGTAGCGTGTGTCGAACTCGCCGAACAGTGGTCCGGATCCGTCGAGCAGCGTTTCATCGACTCGCTGGGTCCAGGCCATGTGCCAAGGCGCGAGGGTGTGCTTGACGTGCGCCGCAAAGAACGCTTCGGAGCTGGCAAATGTGGCCGATTTGTCGTTATGGCCGACCATGATCGGGAACACTCCGTATCCGCGGCAGACCTCTTCGATTTGCAATCGACGCGTTTCGACATGCTGCGCATCGACGCCGGTTTGCGACAGTTGCGCCCACTTTGCGTTGTTATCCAACACCAGTGGATCGCCATTACGCGAGAGGCCCGTGAAGCGCTTGATCCATGTGGTCATGCGTGTGTGCTGCTCGTCGGTGAGCACCTTGTCGACGGTGTACACACCGCTTGGGCGCAGGCCATTCTTGTGCATGGCGGCCTGGCTTTGTTCGGTTGCCATTGCTAGCCCGATCGCTGAGCAAGCCAGCTTGACCGCATCGAGGCTGCGGACCCAATCCCACTGCACGCCGTTAAGAAGGAAAACGTCATCGGGGCCAAATGTTCCGATTAAGCCAAACTCGTCCCAGCAACGGTAGACCAGCTCGTAGCGTGAGATGCGCTGCACGTCCCACCGACCAGGCTCCACCGGAATCAGTTCGCGTACGCGGCCGTTCAAGCCGCGCACTTTGATCGACAGGCCGACACCGGTTAGTGCGGCGTGGATCGTCATTAGGCGGCGCCACTCGAATGACGTCTGCCATTCGTTAGGCCGACGCGCTAAAAGGCGGTATTCCGGGATATTGGTCGCACGCTCGCGGGTTCCATCGGGCTTTTCGCGGTAGACATGAAATTTCGGTGTCGCGCAGCCGTCGGCGATGACCTTGATGCATGCCAGTACCGTTGACACCTGTAGTGCAGTTTTCGCAGTGACATGTACGCCAGCAATCGAACTGCCGCCACCGCCATCTAGAAGCTTCATCACTTCGGCGTCGGTGCGCTGGGCTGACTTGCGCCCTAATAATCGGTCGAGGAAATTCAAGGTTTGTCCCAAAATGAGGTGGCGGATTCTTCTCCACTGATTGCGCGTGCGAGACCCATGATCGCGGCGACAGGTCCGTCGATCTTTTGCTCGGGCTTCTCTTTGCGCGGATAGATGTTGTCTTTGGCGTCGAGCTTGGCAACGACGTTCGACATCATCCAGGTCAGCATTGGATTACCGTCGTGATGCACGCGACCGGCCTTGATCGCGCTCTCGAATTCCTTCATAGGGAGCGACAGATTCTTGACCGTCTGGCCCAATTCGACGGCGGTTATGCCTCGCTTAGTCAGACGCTGCTCCAGTTGGGCAGCGCGATAGGGGTCAAACACCACCTCTTCAGGTCCATACTCGGCAACAGAAGCAAGCATGTCTTCCTCGATCAGATCGAAGTCGATCTCAGCGCCATCGTGCTGCTGCAAAAACCCTTCGATCACCCACTTGCGGTAGGCGTTGGCGTTTTTCTCGGCGCCCTCGATCGCAGCCTCGGGCAGGTAATAGTTGCCGAATAAGTAGAAGTGCTGCTTGCCCTCGATCTCGCGCACGAATACCAGCATCAGCACGCAGACGTCCGAGCGGCTGGCCAGATCGAGAGTCAGGTAGCACCGCTCGCCCTTAAACTGTTCGCGACGAAGTTTGAGGTCCGCACACTTGGCCCACTCCAGCATGTTTAGCCAGGCTGACTTGGCCGAGCACCAGATGTTCAGGTGCTTGGTCTTGAAGCGCGTCTGCTTCGATGCGCTCTGCATCGCCTGTCGCTGCTGCGAAAGCAGGAAGTCTTCATCGACAGAGATACCGAAATTTGGGTTGGCCTTGCGCAGTGCCGCTGGCTTGGTCCAGTCGTCGCCTTCGTCGATCGTGTAGATCAGCGCGAATAGCTCTGGATCGTCCAGCGCGCCCTCCAGCACCTTCTTGGCGTCGACCTCTTGGTCGTAGCACGGGCCGGCGATGTTGAAACCTGCGGTCGTGATCATGAGCAGCAGCGGCTGCTCGCGAGCACCCATACCTGTTTCCATGGTGTCGACCAGGTCGGAGGTGTCGTGCTCATGGTACTCGTCGACGATCGCGCAGGACGGCGACGCACCGTCGCCCGGCTTCCCGATCACCGGCTCGAATCGAGACCCGTCGCCCGGTACCAGCAGCGCTTTCGCCCATACCTCGGCCCCGAGAACATCCTTCAGCTCAGGCGTGCGCTCGAGCATCTGTTTGGCCGGCCGAAACACTTCCCATGCCTGGGCCTCGGTGGTGGCGCCCGAATAGACCTCGGCGCCGAACTCGCCATCGACCGAAAACATGTAAAGACCCAGTCCGGAGCCGATGATCGATTTCCCGTTCTTGCGGGGTACCGCGAAATACGCCCTGCGGAAGCGTCGCCGATCGTTTCTCTTGATTTTCCAGCCGAACAGCGCGACGAATGCGAAGCACTGCCAGGGTTCCAGCACGATCAGCTCTCGCTTACGCGCCCATTTCCCCTTCGTGTGCGGCATCAGCGACAAGAACGTGCAGACCTTGGTAGCTGCGGCCTCATCGAAATAGTAGGGAAAGGCCTTCCGCTTACTAGCCTTCAGGTCATCCAAGTGCCGCTTGCACGCCAGCTTGACCCACTTGCACGCAATGATCTTGCCCTTGACGACAGCCTGCGCGTACTCCAGAGCCGTGCCGACGAAATCGGCCGGCATGATCAATGTGCCTTTTTATCGATGCCCATCATCGCGGCAAACGGGTTGGCCGGCGTTTCCTTCTTGGCCGAAACCCGGGAGCGATCCGCCGGCGTCATCCCGAGGACTGCTAACGCAGTGCGGATCTGAGCAACTTGCGATGAGGTCACCTCGACGTCTGGCTGGGCGCGGAAGTGCGCGATGAGCCGCGCTGCGAGCTCGACCGCCATTCGGTCGGTTGCCTGCAGGACGTTCGCCGGCAGTACGCCAACGATCTCCGCCCAGACAGCTTTCTGTTTGGCAGTGAAATATTTCGGCGGCGTCGGATCAAACGCGCCTGCTTCAAAATCTTCGCGACGGCGCCCTGGGTCCTTGTCGAAAGCACCCCGAGCCTCCAGCACCGCCGAAGGGGTTCGGGGCTTGGCCATACTGTCGACCTCCTGAAATTCTCAATTGCGGAAATAAATTAAAGGCTGCATAGCCGGTCTAGGGGCAGAAAGCCCTAGAGACCGAGACCGCCCCCGCCCTCTTCGCGGGTTTTCTCTCGGTGACAGGTGACGCAACAGCTTTGGAGGTTCGATTCGTCATCGATTTGGGCATCAGACCAGCCCAATTCACGCGCTTTTGCCTTGTTCACCTTGTGGTCAACCTCGCGTGCAACGTATCGGCATTCGCGTCCTCTTATCTGGCAGAGACCCTTATCGCGACTAAGCACCCTGGAGCGCAGCTGCTGCCAGGCATAGCCGTAGCCGCGCTGAGTGCTGGTTTTCTCGCCGTGAGAGCGATTCCACCCGGTTTTGAGTTGAGCATGTTTGGTGCAGTAGCCTGGAGCGTCGATAAGCGCGCCACAGCCTGCCTTTCGACAGATCGTCTTGGGGCGAGCAACCATCAGCGACAACCCTTCTTCTTGCGGGCTGGACGCTGCGGCGCGCACGGCAGCAGCTGGGCAATCTCCAGCACCGTCATACCGACCTGACCCCAGCCCTTGGCGCGCAGCAGGCGCTTGGCCTCGGCGCCGTCGGCGAGCAGGGTGCACACGTCGCCCAGGGCCTCAGGCTTGTTCACCGGGTAGCACATGGCTGGACGGTCGGCGACCACGCTGCGGATGATCTGGTCGCGGTACATCTCGGCGAGCGGCCTCACGACTCCGCCTCGCCGGTTGCGATGCCGTAGATGCCAGCAATGTCGGCAGTCGTGGCAATAGCGCGCCAGTCGCACCACAGCAAGCGCGAAGTGCGCCGCATGAACTCGGCGTGCGCCAGGTCAGTGCGCTGCTTCATCCAGGCGTCAAAGCCCATGGTCTCTGCGGTCGGCACCGGGAAGATCAGGCTCTCATCAACGATGATCAGCGGGATGTCGCCCATGCGCTCGCACAGGATCTCGCCAGGGCGCAGCTGCGGACGCAGGTGCACGACGGTGGCGCGGCCGGTCAGGTCATCGGATTCAAGCACTTGCGGCTCGGCGCGGCGCAGCACGATCTCACTGCCGATCTGGACCCGCAGGCTTGGGACTGGTCGCTCCATGAAGAGCCTCTATATGTAATCAAAAAAGCTTACTAAAGTGCTTGCCGATGTAATCATTTTTGATTACAATAGAATCACTGAAACAAACAACGGAGGTGTGGTGAAGCAGAGTGAGTTTGTTAGGTGGCTCAAGCAGTTCGGAGCGACTTTCGAAGAGAGTACGAATCACACGAAAGTCAAGCTGAACGGTCGAACGAGCTTCCTGCCAAGACACCCAGCCAAGGAACTGAAAACGGGACTTGTCGAAGGCGTCAAAAAACAACTGAACTTGAAGTGAGGGATGCCCCGAAAGGGGCTTCCTGCTCACCCGGCACCGCACCGAATGCACTAACTAGAGAGGGCACCTATGAAATACCCAGCGATCTTTACTCCTGCCGATGAAGGCGGCTTCGTCGTTACGTTCCGCGACATCCCTGAGGCGATCACCCAAGGCGACGACGAGAACGAAGCTGCGGCGATGGCCCGCGACGTTTTGCGCGAGGCCATGGGCGTCTACTTCAGCGAACGCCGCTCCGTGCCGGCGCCATCAAAGCCACAGAAGGGCGAGCGCCTGGTCGACTTGCCGTTGAGCGTTGTCGCAAAGGTGCACCTGCTGAATGCGATGCTGGGCCAGGACATTAGCCCTTCCGAGCTCGCGCGGCGACTCAGCACCACCAGGCAAGAGGTCAACCGCCTCACCGATCTGGATCACGTTACCAAGATCGACCGCATTGCCGAGGCCATGACGGCGCTAGGCCGCGAGTTGGACCTGGTCGTGCACTGAATAAAAGAAGCCGCCAGCAGCGCGAACGCTACGGCGGCGAAGTCCAGCGAGAGAGCTGGTGGAGACTCGTTGCGGTGGCCGGTGCTGACGTTCCGGCCGGCGGACTCATATGTCCCGCTCGACAGCGCCCTTCGGCGCCGCGCATCAGCTAATACGCATTCACCACACGGCTGCATGCTCGACTGTCGTTGATCACTTAAGATCCGCGTAGCCGCCCCACTCCGAACATGCATGCGTGTGAGCACTGGCTCGCGCCAGTGCTCGACCTACTTGCGGCGCGCCGCGTTAGCGATGGCCACCTTCTCGTCGGCCATCTTCTTGGTGGCGTGGATCTCGACGTCGGCGAAGCGCTCGCGGTCGAAGGTCTTCCACAGGCCGTTGCTCCAGCGTGCTTGGTAGCGCATATGCATCCTCTTGGTGGTGGCGTAAATGAAAAAGCCCGCAGTCCTTTCGGAGGCGGGCTTAGTGCTCCCACGCTATCTGCGTGGTGAGCTTGAGTGAGAACCCCGTCGCGCTTGAGCAGTAGGCGGGGTTACATAGCGGTCAATCTGTACAGGCGTGCGACAGCATCAATGGCTGGGTACTGTCGCGACTTTCAGCTATCGGTGGCGCGGTGCGCACATTACGGGTGCCGAAAGAAAGGATGCGGTGTGATCAGAGCATCTGTTTGCGCCTGGTGAGTTGGAAGACTCAATGTTACACGAAATTGCTGTACGTATACACAGCTCAGCAATATTTTTCAGCGCGGCTGTCGCAACTTGGCCGACGCCCGGGATGCGTGCGTGATCACGATGTTGTGCAGCTCGCCGACCATGTCCTTCGTGCGTTCTAAAACGAACCCGCCGCAGCCAGCTACATCGATCTGCGCGGTGCCGCTGCCGGCGCACGATTGACAGTGTCGACGCAGGACGACGCCGGTACCGTTGCAGCACTTGCAGGTGCTGTCCAGCCAATGAGCAAGCGACGCCTCGGCGACAGTGCGGTACAGCTTGTGGG